TGGGTTCCTAATAAAAACCTTCAAAACCGAGTGATAATAAAGAATGGATTGAAACATCCTGGCAATGAAGACCTAGGAGCATTTGGCTGTGATAGTTATGATATATCGGGTACAGTTGATACAAGAGCGTCTAATGGATCTCTACATGGTTTAACTAAATTTTCAATGGAAGATGTTCCGCCAAATCATTTCTTTTTAGAATACATTGCCCGACCACAAACTGCTGAAATATTTTTTGAAGATGTTTTAATGGCTTTGGTATTTTATGGAATGCCAATATTAGCAGAGAATAACAAACCAAGACTATTATATTATTTAAAAAGAAGAGGTTACAGAGGGTTTTCAATGAATAGACCGGATAAAATTTGGAATAAATTATCTGTAACTGAAAAAGAAATAGGTGGAATACCAAACTCTAGTGAAGATATAAAACAAGCTCACGCAGCAGCAATTGAATCGTATATTGAAACTTATGTAGGATTTTTAGGTGAAGGCTATGGAGATATGTATTTTCAAAGAACATTAAACGATTGGGCTAGATTTAATATAAACAAAAGAACTGCTCATGATGCTTCTATTAGCTCCGGTCTTGCTATAATGGCTTGTAATAAAAATAGGTATGCACCTATTAATAAGACAATAAGACCAAGTTTTAATTTAGGTTTTAAAAAATACAATAATGATGGTGGTACCTCAAAAATTATACTTTAAATGAATATACAAACAAATACTAATAGTTCTTTTCCTAGCCAAGTAGTTAGCGATGCTGAAAAATCTAGTTTAGAATATGGTACTCAAGTAGCACACGCTATAGAACAAGAATGGTTTGATCAAGGTAGAACTAGCGGTAATAGATATTTAACTAATTGGAATAATTTTCATTCATTAAGATTATACGCAAGAGGCGAACAATCAATACAAAAATATAAAGATGAATTATCTATTAATGGTGATTTATCTTATCTTAATTTAGATTGGAAACCAGTTCCTGTAATACCAAAGTTTGTAGATATTTTAGTAAATGGTATATCAGAAAAAGAAGTTGAAATAAAAGCATATGCTCAAGATCCAGCATCTATTGAGAAAAAAACAAATTATGCTAAAGCTGTATTACGTGACATGTATACACAAGAACTTCAGCAAATTGGTAATCAAATATTAGGAGAAGATTTTTCTAATTCATCTATACCCGCAGATCAATTGCCAGAAACGCCAGAAGAACTAGAAATAATGTTACAAACTAGTTATAAGGAGGCTATTGAGATAGCAGAAGAAGAAGCTATTAATAATGTACTTGATTTTAATAAATATGAATCAATTAAAAGAAGAGTAAATTACGATTTAACTGTTATTGGTATTGGTGCAGCAAAAACAAGCTTTAATAAAAGCAACGGTATTACTGTTGATTATGTAGACCCATCCTATTTAGTTTATTCATATACAGAAGATCCTAATTTTGAAGATATTTATTATGCTGGGGAAATTAAAGCAATAACAATTCCAGAATTAAAAAAAGAATTTCCTAATATATCTGAAGAAGAATTAAAAAATATTCAAAACATGCCTGGCAACAGCCAATATGTTACTGGCTGGGGAAATTATGATAGTAATACTGTTCAAGTACTCTACTTTGAATACAAGACATATAATAATCAAGTATTTAAAATAAAACAAACTGAAAGTGGATTAGAAAAAGTTATTCAAAAAACAGATGAATTTAATCCGCCGGAAAATGACAACTTTAAAAGAGTGTCAAGAAGTATAGAAGTTTTATATTCTGGTGCTAAAGTATTAGGAACTAATACAATGCTGGACTGGAGATTAGCTGAGCATATGACTAGACCTTATGCTGATACTACTAAAGTTAAAATGAATTATACAATTGCTGCACCAAGAATGTATAAAGGTAAAATTGAGTCAATAGTTAGCAGAGTTACAAGTTTTGCTGATATGATTCAATTAACTCATTTAAAACTACAGCAAGTCATGTCAAGAATAGTTCCTGATGGTGTATTCTTAGATATGGATGGATTAGCGGAAGTAGATCTTGGTAACGGAACTAATTATAATCCTGCTGAAGCATTGAATATGTATTTTCAAACGGGTAGTATTGTTGGTAGATCATTAACTCAAGACGGTGATATAAATAGAGGTAAAATACCTGTACAAGAATTAGCAACTTCATCTGGTCAAGGCAAAATAACTTCTTTAATAAATACATATCAGTATTATTTACAAATGATACGTGACGTAACTGGCCTTAATGAAGCAGTAGATGGAAGTAATCCAGACAAAAACGCTTTAGTTGGTCTGCAAAAAATGGCTGCTAATGCATCTAATGTTGCTACAAGACATATATTACAAGGTGGAATGTATATATATTTAAGAGTATGTGAAAATATTTCTTTAAGAATTGCAGATGCTTTAAGCTTTCCACTTACAGCTAACGCTTTAAAAAATAGTATTTCAACATTTAATGTTAAAACATTAGAAGAAATTTCAAACCTTAATTTACATGATTTTGGTATTTATTTAGAGTTAGAACCTGATGATGAAGAAAAAGCACAGCTTGAACAAAACATACAAGTAGCTTTACAATCTGGTGGTATTGATCTTGAAGATGCAATAGATATTAGAGAGATTAAAAACTTAAAATTAGCCAATCAATTACTTAAGTTTAAAAGAAAGAAAAAACAAGAAGCAGCAGAGGCACAGCAAATTGCTAATATTCAAGCACAAGCACAAGCAAATGCTCAAGCCTCAGAAGCTGCTGCGTTAGCAGAAGTACAAAAGCAACAAGCTTTAACTCAAGAAAAAGTAAGTATTGAGCAAGCTAAATCACAATTTGAAATTCAAAGATTACAAACTGAAGCTCAAATTAAACGTGAACTAATGGCAGAAGAATTTAATTATCAAATGCAGTTAGCTCAAATTAAAGCTCAAGCTGATACACAAAAAGAAAGACAGATTGAAGACAGAAAAGATAAAAGAGTTCGTATACAAGGAACTCAACAGTCTGAATTAATAGATCAAAGACAAAATGATTTATTACCTAAGAACTTTGAATCATCCGGTAACGACAGCCTGGGTGGATTTGGCCTAGAACAATTTACGCCTAGGTAACATTTATTAACCAATTTTATATTATTATATCATGTCAGAACAAGTAAAACAAGAAGGGGATTTTAAAATACAAAAGAAAAAACCTTCAATAAAAAAATTAGCACAGAATGCTGATCTTATTAAAGTTGATTTAACCCCTAAAAAAGAAGAAGATGCCATTCAAGAGCAAAGCACAGATGAAAGCGTGTTACGCACAGAACAACCCGAAGTGGGATTGCAAGAAGTGGTCGAAGGAAACGAAGAGCCCACAGTCGTTGCCGAAGAGGTTAATGAAGAAGAAGTAACAGTAATTCAGGAAATTACAGAAGAAGAAGTTGTTGAAGAAGCGACTAAGTTAACTGAAGAAGTTAATGAAGCAATTGAAAACAAAGAAACTACTGGAAAGCAATTACCTGAAAATATTGAAAAACTTGTTTCATTTATGGAAGAAACAGGTGGAAGCGTAGAAGATTACGTTCGCCTTAATGCTGATTATTCAAACATAGATAACACTGCATTATTAAAAGAATATTATAAAACAACCCGGCCTCATTTAGATGCAGAAGAAGTTTCTTTTTTAATAGAAGATGCTTTTAGCTGGGATGAAGATATTGATGATGAGCGAGACATCAGAAAGAAAAAACTCGCTTTTAAAGAAGAGGTTGCAAAAGCAAAAACGCATTTAGAAGATCTTAAAGGTAAATATTACGAGGAAATCAAGTTGAGACCTGGTACTACCCAAGAACAACAAAAAGCGATGGAGTTTTTTAATCGATATAATGAAGAGCAAAACATAGCTCAACAACAACATGAAAGTTTTAAAAACAATACTAAAGAACTTTTTAACAATGATTTCAAAGGTTTTGATTTCGCTATTGGAGAAAAGAAATTTAGATATAATGTTCAAAACACTAATCAAGTTGCTGAAAACCAGTCAAATATAAACAATCTAATCAAGAAGTTCTTGAATGATAAAGGAGATGTTGTTGACACCAAAGGTTATCATAAAGCTATGTATGCCGCTGAAAATGTAGACAAAATTGCAAACCATTTTTATGAACAGGGTAAAGCAGATGCTGTTAAGGAAGTCGTAAATAGCTCCAAAAACATTGACGCTACACCTAGACAATCACCAGGTGATGTCTACATACAAGGTTTAAAAGTTAGAGCTATAAGCGGTGCTGATTCTTCGAAACTAAAAGTAAAAACAAAAAAATTTAACAATTAAAAATTAAAATTATGGCAACAGTAGCTGTAGCACCCGAATACGGGTCAATTAAACCCTCACAGAAGCAACAACTTCTTGAGAGCAACTATTTGGATTTTACAAATGGAACAAATGATTTCGCACAACAGTATTTACCTGAAATTTACGAAGCTGAAGTAGAGCGTTACGGAAACCGTACACTTTCTGGATTCTTACGTATGGTAGGTGCTGAAATGCCAATGACTTCTGATCAAGTAGTATGGTCAGAACAAAATAGATTGCATATTGCATACAACGATGTAACTAAAGCAACTGAAACTACTTTAACTTTTGCATTAGACGCAACAGCTGGACCTGGTTTTGTAGCTAACGTTATTTCTAAAAATCAAACATTAGTAGTGGTTGATCCTGCAACTGGGCAAGATCTTAAAGTTTTTGTAACAGATAGTGTAAACACTTCTGCTACTCTAGCTACTATTACAGTTAAGCCTTATACAGTGGCTGATATGACTGCTCTTTCTGCAACAGCAGGAGCACTTAAAATCTTTGTATATGGTTCTGAATACAAAAAAGGAACAACTGATTCTGATATTAAATCGGTAACTCCTTCTTTTACTCAGTATAGTAATTCACCTATCATTATTAAAGAAAAGTATTCTATCTCTGGATCTGATACTGCTCAAATCGGATGGGTTGAAGTTGCTACTGAAGCTGGAGCATCTGGATATTTATGGTATTTAAAAGCTGAATCTGAAACTCGTTTACGTTTTGAAGATTATCTTGAAATGTCTGTAGTTGAAGGAGAATTAGTTTCTGGAACATCTACATTAGGAGCTGATGGCTATAAAGGAACTGAAGGTCTTTTTGCTGCTATTCAAGCAAGAGGTAACGTTATTAATAACTTTACTGCTGTTGGTGGTCTTGGATCTTTTGACAACATTCTTAAAAATTTAGATACTCAAGGAGCTATTGAAGAAAACATGCTTTTCTTAAATCGCCAAACGTCTCTTGATTTTGATGATATGTTAGCTGGTCTTTCTGCTGGAGCAAACGGTGGAACTGCTTATGGATTATTTGAAAACTCTGAAGAAATGGCATTGAATCTTGGATTCACTGGTTTCCGTAGAGGATCTTATGATTTCTATAAGACTGACTGGAAATACTTAAACGATGCTTCTACTCGTGGTGCTACTAATGGCGCTGGTGAAGTAGGATCTGGTATTGATGGTGTACTTGTACCTGCTGGTACTTCAACTGTATACGATCAAATTCTTGGAACTAATATCCGTAGACCATTCTTACACGTACGTTATAGAGCTTCACAAGCTGACGATCGTAGAATGAAATCTTGGTTAACTGGTTCTGTTGGTGGAGCTTATACTTCTGATCTTGATGCAATGGAAGTTCACTTCCTTTCTGAAAGATGTTTAGTTGTACAAGCGGCTAACAACTTTGTATTGTTTACTGCTTCTGCATAATCAATTACTATAAAGGTAATGCCGGGGATTAACTTCTCCGGCTAACCTTTTTTTAAATTATTTAATTATATTATATCATGGCAAAAAAGAAAATCGTGGATGATGTTATTGACATCCCACAACAAGAAGAAACTGTTAACACAACAGTAATAGAAAAAAAAGTTAAAACTCCCGCTAAACCGGAATGGGAAATAAAAGATAGAAGTTATTATTTAACTGGAGCTCATAGCCCATTAACGTATACATTAGCTTCTAAACATACTAGTAGGTTTCCATTATTATGGTTTGATGCTACTTTAGGGGAACAAAAAGAAATAAGATACGCAACAAATCAAAATTCTGTATTTGTTAGCGAACAAAAAGGTGAGGCTACTTTAGGTCACATTATTTTTCAAAACGGTACACTAACAGTACCTAAAGAAAAACAAAATTTACAAAAATTATTATCAATATTTCATCCTAAAAAAGGTAAAGTATTTGAAGAATTTGATGCTGTTTTAGAGGCTGCAGATGAATTAACTGATTTAGAAT